GTTACTAAAGCGATGCTCGGTCTTGTCGGTGAAGCAGGCGCAGAGGCGATCATTCCTCTTGACCGTATGGGTTCGTTTGGTAGCACTTACAACATTCAAGTTACGGCTGGTATGGGTGCTGACGGTAAAGATATTGGCACACAGATCGTAAACGCTTTGAAGCGTTATGAGCGAACGAACGGTGCTTTGCCTTTGACGGTGGCATAAATGGCTACCACTCTCGCATCAGGCGAGCAGATCACTGTTCTCGCTGAAGTAGGTTTCATCACTAACTTCTTTGTGCTTGACGATGCCGAAGCAGGCGTTTTAGATAACACCGAGTTTGTTCTTGACGGCAACCTTGAAGGCGTGGACATTACGGAATACTGTCAAGAAGTTTCTATTACTCGTGGAAGACAAGATCAGTTCGCACAATTTAACGCAGGACAATGCGCTATCAAATTAGTGAATAACGACAGACGCTTTGACCCGATTAACGAAGATTCGCCTTATTGGGATACTGCTGCTGGGCGTTCTGGTGTTGTGCCACGCCGTAAAGTGACGATCACTTCAGGCGCAAACTATCTGTTTACGGGTCGTATCACCGATATAGATGTTGTTTATGATTACAACTTGAGCACGGTTACGATTACGGCAGCAGATGATTTCGTGTTGTTGGCGAACACGGTTGTTGAGGCTGACACTACGCCTTCTGTTGAATTGTCGGGCGCACGAGTTAATTATCTTTTGGATTTGCCTGAAATTGATTACCCTCTAACTACACGCAACATCTCTACAGGGTTGGCGACATTAGGCGCATACACAATTTCTGCGAACACGAACGCTTTAACTTATCTACAGCAGATCGCTACAAGTGAACAGGGTGCTTGCTTTATTGCTGCGAACGGTGATCTGACTTTTACTGATCGTCTTGATGCTTCGTTTGCGACTATCGCAGCCGAGTTCTCTGATGCTGGCACAAACATTCCTTATACGGCACTTGAGGTTATTTACGGGCAAGAGTTCTTATATAACCGTATTCAAGCAACGGTTCAAGGCGGAACGGTTCAGATCGCTAACGATGCTGCTTCACAAGCCGAGTTCGGGATAACGACTTATGCGTTGCCCGATTTGTTGCTTGAGTCAGATAGCGAAGCATTAACTTTGGCGAACTATCTAGTGGCTTTGTATGCGAATCCTCAGTATCGTTTTGACGATCTAGGGCTGGTTACTTCGGCTATGTCAGCACCGAATCGTGATGCTATTAACGCTCTTGAACTTCAAGATGTCGTTACTGTGACCAGAACTTATACGACTGGTTCGCCTCTTTCTGTTACCGAGTTTTATGCTGTGGAACGGCTGACGCATTTGATTACGGCTGGTGAGCATCGGGTTACTGTCGGTTTGTTTAACACCGAGATTTTGTATCAACTCGTGCTTGATGACCCAGTATTTGGTGTCCTAGATAGCACAAACGCTCTTGCCTGATATACACTAGGCGACTATGGCAAATACGCAGACTAAAGTTCCGTTGTTCGCAGCAGCAGAGGTTCTGACCGCAGCAAATATGAACATAAGCGCAGGCACAGGAATCCCTGTGTTCGCAACTACTGTTACTCGTGACGCAGCGTTTGGTGGTGCTGGTGAAAAGGTTTTGGCTGAAGGACAATTCGCTTATGTAGAAGCCGATGACACACTATATTTTTATGACGGTAGTGTATGGGCAGAAGTTTCAGGCGGTGTAGCAGGCGACAGCGATCAGTTAGTTTTAGGTTCACAGATATTTAGTTAAAGGAAAACAATGGCAACATTTAGCAAAACACTTCTCTCAGGTAGCACAGACGGCAAAGCGATCAAAGTCGCTGCTACTGCTACTGCTGGCACACTTATTCACACGGCAGTTACAGGCACGACAAACCTTGACGAGATTTGGTTGTATGCGGTTAATAGTTCTGCGTCATCTGTGAAACTTACTTTTGAGTGGGGCGAAGCAACTGCACCTGACGGCAACATTGAATTAACAGTTCAACCAGAGGCAGGTCTTGTGACTGTGATTCCTGGTTTGTTGTTGCAGAACTCGCTTGTTGTTCGTGCTTTTGCTGCGACAGCAGATGTGATCTTGGTTCACGGTTTCGTAAATAGAATTACGGCGTAACTATGCCGAACAGGCGTGAACTTGGTTATGTGAGTGCTGGAAGCACAAGCACCGTTTATGTTAGTGGCGATATTGCGACTAGTATTTTGCTTTTGGGTGGTGGCGGTGGTGGACACGCCGTAACAGACCTAACAGGTGGCGGTGGTGGCGGCGCAGCCGCCCATGTAACTGCTTCAACGCTTGTAGCAAAATCAACGAATTATGCGGTTGTGATTGGTGGCGGTGGTACGGGCGCAACTTCGGGTGGTGCTAATGCACCAACTTTTGGTGTGTTGTCAACTTTTAATGGTTTTGCAAGTGTTGGTGGCGGTGCGGGCGGTTCACAAACAAATAGTGCAGGGTGGGGCAATAATGGTCAGGCTGGTGCGTCAGGTGGTGGCGGTTCATACCAGGGCTTAGGCGGCAAAGGTATTTATAGCGGCTATACAGGCGGCAACGGATACGGTCTACCAACTTATGCTGCAGGTGGCGGTGGTGGGTCATCAGCAAACGGCGTAAACGGGTCATCGCCCAATGGCGGTGCGGGCGGTGCAGGCACAGCAAATTCAATCACGGGCAGTTCGGTAACACGGGCAGGTGGCGGTGGTGGCGGTGCGCCTGGTGGCACGGGTGGTACTGGCGGTACTGGCGGTGGCGGTGCTGGTGGTTCAGGTGGCGGTAGCGGCACGGCTGCAACAGCGAACACAGGTTCAGGTGGCGGTGGTGGCGGTCAAAACGCCAATGGTGGCAACGGTGGTAGCGGTGTGTTAATTCTAAGTTTTCCGACAAGTTCAGGCACAATAACTATCGGCGCAGGTTTGACAGGTACAACAACAACTAGCGGTGCGAACACGATTGCAACAATTACCGCTGGTTCAGGCAATATAAGTTGGTCATAATGGCACACTACGCATTTATAGATAGCAACAACATTGTCGTGAAAGTAATCACGGGTGTTGATGAAAATGTGACGCAACTTGATAACGGTGTTGAAGTTGGTGGTTCTACTGAAGCGTGGGAACAGTTCTATGAGAACCAACCTTGGCACTCAGGCTTGACTTGTAAACGCACTTCTTACAACGGAAACATTCGTGGTAAATATGCTGGCATCGGTTACACTTGGAACGGCACAGAGTTTGTTGCGCCTGCGCCTGTTAGCCCTGATATTGAGGTTGCGCCTGTTATCCCTGATATTGAGAGTGAGGTTTAGTTGTGGCTGCAAGGTTGATGGGTTATGTTTCGGCTAGCAACACACCGACAATCGTTGGTCAAATTGGAACTTATGGTGTTGCGACTGGTGGCACAAGTTCTAGCCCAAACATTGACGGTCAAAATTATACGGTGCTGACTTTTACAAGTGACGACAATCTTGTTGTTTCTTCGGCAGGTTTGTTTGATGTGCTACTTATTGGTGGTGGTGGTGGCGGAAATAATGCAACAACAGCAGAAGGTAACCGTGGTGGCGGTGGCGGTGGTGCAGGTGGATTAGTTGAAGAAACTCTTTTTCTTGAAGCGGGAACATACGCTATAGATGTCGGTGCTGGCGGAGTCGGTGGTGCAACTACTGCGCCAACAAACGGCACAGGTTCAAGTCTTGAGGCTGGTAATCGTGCGATAGGTGCAGGCGGTGGTGGTCGTGGTGCTTCATTTCCGACAAATTATGCTCAACAAGGTGGTAGTGGTGGCGGTAATGCGAACGGGATTGGTTCGGGTGGTGCAGCAGTAATTCCAAGTCAAGGTAATGCTGGTGCTACAACTACTCAAGCAGGTGGTGGCGGTGGCGGTGGTGCTACAGCAGCAGGTTCGGGTGGTAGCGGAAACAATGGTGGTGCTGGAGGTGCTGGATACGATGTCAGCGCATTTATTGGTGAAAGCGCACTTTATAAAGCAGGTGGCGGTGGTGGCGGAGGTGCTAGCACTGGAACTGGTGGTGCTGGTGGTTCATCGGTTGGTGGTGCTGGTGGCACAAGTGGAGTTGGTGGAACTGCATCGGCAAATACTGGCAGTGGCGGTGGCGGTGGTGGCAACACAAGTAATGGTGGCGCAGGCGGCTCAGGCATTGTCTATATCAGGTTCAAGGTCTAACTTATGTCAGCACAATACTTCGCACAACTAGATGACAACAACATCGTTACTAAGGTTGCTGTAGTGCAACGAGAGTTCCTAGAGGCAAATCCGCAACGCTACACGGGTCGTTGGGTTGAAACATTTTTTGATACAGCAGGCAAAACATACGCAGGTATCGGTTTTGCATATGATGAAGCAACACAAGATTTTATTGCACCTGTAGTTGAAGAACTTGCCGAGTCTTAAAGTGTGGGTCGCAATCTAACAAGGTGGCTTATACCGCTACCAGCAATCCTGTTCTCGTTCTTCCCCGATCAAGTAAGCGCAGAAGCGACCTACAGAACTTGGACTTGCACTACGGATAGTGGTTCTTGGCAAATGCAACAACCCGAAGCCGACTATTTGGCTGGACTATACCCAACTTGGGCTGACTGCCTTAACTGGCAGAACGGCGCACCACCTGAACCTTACACTTGGTCATACGGGGCATCAGTAACCACCACGACTTCATCTACAACCACCACCACGACTTCTACAACCACCACCACAACTTCAACAACGACCACCTCAACTTCAACAAGCACCACTTCCACAACAACCACTTCCACGACAACTTTGCCCGAAACAACAACCAGCGCATCTACGACAACCCTTCCCACATCAACGACCACAACCAGCGAGCCAGTTCAGACAAGCACAACCACATCAGTTCCAGATACCACGACAACCCTTGCCACCACAACGACCACAACGACTCAACCAGTTTCAACACCGACACAAACGACCTCTACAACCGATCAGCCCGTTGCTGTTCCCAATACTTCCGCACCTGTTTCCGAGCCTCTACCTGAGCAACAAGACGAGACCACGACAACAGAAACCACATCAGAAACCACAAACCCCACGACCAGCCCGCCAGATACCACACAAGAACCGATAGAAGTAGAAACATCGGTTCAGACTACCTTGCTTAAGCCTGTTGATACGACTACAACCAGCCAGCCTCTATCAGACGCTTCCTATTCAACCGTATTAGACGATTCGGCAACGACCCTACCCTTACCTCAAACTGACAATTCTGAAGGCTCTAATGCGATTCTAGAGCCTGTTATTTCTATAGAAACCAATAAAACAGGCGAAATCAGCGAAGAAGTGTTTGAACGGATACTTGACGAGATCGCTGAAGCCGAACCTGAAAAAGTGGTGGCAATAGTTGAGACGATTTTGGCAACGAACCTTACGCAGTCGCAGGCGGTTGAACTCGTAGTGTCGCCTACGGTGCTTGAAGCGATAACAGAAGAACAGGCAGAGCAGATCTTTGAATCTATTGTGCCTGAAGAATTAACAATAGAGGAGGCTGCACAGATGAGCGAAGTATTAAGTGAAGCACCAAGCAAGGTGAAAAAAACTTTTGAAAAAGTTATAGATATTTTCGGTTCACAGTTTGAGAATTATGTGCCGAATGGTTCTAATATCCCTGTTTCGCAGCGCAGAAGTCTTGTCGCTATCGGCGGTCTTTTGACTATGCTTCCAATGCCGACTACAAGGATTAGACAATGAAAAAAATTAAAGATTATTTTGTAGATAACACTTGGACTTGGGTAGGCACAGGGCTTGTTTTGATTACGCTTTCTGGCACAACTTTTCGTCAGGCTTTACTGCTCACAGGCATCGGCATTGTTATACACTCGGTTCTCACACTTGGTTCAAAGGAATGATCTATGAAAAAGGCACAAGATATCGCACAAAGATTGATCGCATTATTTATGGCGAACGCACTAGCGATAATTACAGGTTCAGCAATCGTTGGCGGTATTCCCGTTTGGAAAGCGGCAGCACTTGCAGGCTTCACGGCTGTTGCTCAAGTTGCGGAACGACTTGCCAAAGCATCGGTTGATGGCAACTTGACTGCCCAAGAGATATCTGATGCGTTCGGTGGCAACGGCAAGAAGGTTGTAAAGAAGCGAGCAGCAAAATGAAACGCCCATACACGGGCAACAAAGACGGACTCGCAGCAGGTGAGCGTAAAGGTTTAAGAGTTTTCATTAAACAGTTGTGCGCTTTGTATCCTGCGCTTTGGAATAACGGCAGTTATGTGAATCGCCCGATGCGAGGCAAAAAAGATTTAAGTGTTCACGCAACAGGTCGTGCAGTTGATTTGTCTTACCGTTTTATGGCGAAAGAGAAGCGTGGCATACCTGAAGGTGGCAGAAAGCAAGCGATGGAAGCAATGAACTTTCTTGTGAAGAACGCTGACGCTTTCGGACTTGAAGCCATCTTGGATTACTTCCCGATGCCACACGGCAGAGGTTGGCGATGTGATCGCAGTTCGTGGACTATCTACAACAAGAAAACTATTTCAGGTGCGCCTATGGGTGATTGGTTTCACGCCGAGATTTCGCCAGCGATGGCTGATAACCCTGATGCGATGCGTGAAGCGTTCGCCCAAGCAGTAAAGCCTGTCGCATAATGTCTGACGCTTTCGCTACCATTGTTGTTGCGCTGATCAGCACGATTGGCGTAATCATTGTCGGGTTAATGCAATTGTTTAAGAAGGAGGCAAGGGAAGCAGCGATTGAGAACCGTCAAGATCACGCCATTGTTCAACAGCAGTTGCGAATGATTTACAAGACGGTGAACAGGGTAGATGACAAGTTAGAAAAACATTTAGACCAACACGAAGAAGGAACAACTAATGGGAAAACTGCTAGAAGAAATTAAACAAACACCAATCCGCACAGGCAAACCGCCACGCAAAATTGATTTAGTTCTAGAAAAGTTAAACAAACAAGACCGAGCCGATCTGCTTGAAGCAATAAACGATCACAGCATTTCGCCTTCGGTTATTTCACGAGTGTTATGCAACAAAGGGTTTCAGATAACACGAGGCGCAGTGCAACGCTACAGAGGCTTGTATGAGTCTTAAAGACGAGATAGGTAACGAGGCTGCTGCTGAAACTGATTTGATTCGTTTACGCAGGCAGCGAGATAGTTTCGCTAATCAGAACGCACGACTGACTGAGCAACTTGAGCAGGTTGAGAAATGTTTAGCGATTGTTGAACACGCCGAAGGTGTAAGCATTTCGCCTCCGTCTTGGCTTGCCCCAACGAAACCTAAACGCTCGGCAGCAACATTAGTTGTTATGTTGAGCGACACACACTTTGACGAAGTAGTGAACTTGCACGAGATGGAAGGTTTGAATTGTTATAACCGTGAGATCGCTGTTATGCGTTTAGAGAAGTGGGCGCAGAATGTTGTGAAACTTTCTAGACATTATCTGTCGGGTGTTTCTTATGACGGTGTTGTAGTCATTCTTGGTGGCGACATTTTCACTGGCGACATTCACGAAGAACTTGCCTTGACTAACGAGGACACAATGATTGGTTCGTTGCTGTTCTGGTCTGAACAGGTTGCTGCTGCGATACAACTATTGACTGACGAGTTCAAGAAATGTTATGTAGTTAGCGTGGTCGGTAATCACGGGCGAATGACTCGCAAGCCTCGTATGAAGCAACGGGTGAAAACCAATTTTGATTATCTGTTAGCGAAAATGGTTGAACGACATTTTAGACTTGATAAGAGAGTGTCATTTGATATTCCTGAGTCTGCTGATGCGTTAATCAAAATCTATGATCACGGGCATTTGATTACTCACGGTGATCAAGTATCTGGTGGCGGTGGCATCGGCGGCATCTATCCACCGATTATGCGAATGCGAGCAAGAAAGCAGGCACGATATTTGGCTACAGGTAAATCGTTTCAAACTTTGTGGCTTGGTCATTGGCATCAATATATTTCTACGCCGTCAATGATTGTGAACGGCAGTCTGAAAGGTTTTGACGAGTATGCGATGTTGATGGGTTTCGGTCACGAACAACCACAGCAAGCATTGGCGATTGTTACACCTGAAAGAAATATCACGATTCAAGCACCTGTGTTTTGTTTAGATCGTAAGAAGGAAGGCTGGTGAAATATGGGAACTGTTGTGCTGGTTGTTTGGCACGATGCCCATTCTGTTGCCGATACTTGGATTGATGTTGCTGATATTGATGTTGAGCCTGCTGTAGTTGAGAGTGTCGGTTTCTTGTTGCCTGATGCGAAACCGAAACATATTGTGTTGGCGCAGAGTTTGACGGGTGATGAGTGCGATCATATTTTGGCTGTGCCTGTAGAAATGGTGAGGTCTATGAAAGTTTTGTGTGCCGATGCAAATGGTGGGCGTAATCAAGTAATCTGAAAAGTTGTGCGAGGCGTTCTCCTTCTCCGCCTGCGCATACGAGTTGAGTTGCCTCAGCAGAAATGTTGGGGCAACTCCTCGTTTTTTTAGAAAAGTTTTGTGAGCGAAAAAATGCGTCAATATTTTTTTAAGATTTTTTTTGAGCCTTATTTGGCTTAGGCAGTTTTGTTGTTTTTGATGTTTTTGGATTTTACAATTTTTTGTATCTGCTAAAATATATATATCGGATCAATAATCCGATTAGTCAAGAGGAGGACTAATGAGAGTAAATCAGAAATGGATTTGCACAAGTTGTGCAAACCAGATCATTACACATATCAAATTAAGTGGTAAGCCGACTTGTGCGAATAAGCATCGTCAAGTGAAGATGGTTAAACCAGAGAAGAAATAAACTAGACAACAATTAAAGTTCAAGAGGAGGACTATGAGTAAACAGGCGAGATGGAAATGCCCGATTTGCAATGACGGGCTATTGGCACCGATGAAGCCACGAAGGAATGATGTGCGGCGATACTGTCTGCCCTGCTCGGCGAAGTCTGGCAGGCTAGTAGATCGGTTAGCACCTTCGTTAGAGAAACAGAGAGAGAAGCGCACGGCTGTAGTTCGGCAGAAGCGAAAAGCGAAGCGTATTCGTATTGCAAAGAAGTTGAAGCCGAAGAAACAACAGCAGCGTATTGATGAGATACGAGCGAAGATGATTCGGAAAGAGGCGGAACGCATTTGGGCTTTGATGCAGCCGTATCACAAAGGCAAGCGACTTCCGCAGATCGTGATTGCGAGAGGACAGAATCGTGGCAGACAGTATGGACACGCCGAGTCTTGGGCAAATCGCATACAGGTGAATGTTGATCGGACTCAAAGCGTGTCTCGTAGTCAGCGAGTGTGGGAAGTGTTAGCGCACGAACTTTGCCACTGTGCAGTTCCTCCGATAATCAGGAACGGTGCGAGAGATGTTCACTCACGAGAGTTCTACCACTGCTTGCGAGATATTTGGCAGAGGCGTTGGGGTTGCGAGATCTCGTTTGCGAAGGTCAGCACTTGGGGTTACTCGGTTGATTACATTATTCAGGCGCAGGCTGAGGACAGGATTGATTGGTTGCTTCCGAATGCGGCGATAGACGAGAAGCCTTAAAAGGCTTACGGGATAAGGCTTAAATAGATTGGCGTTGTTCGTAGAGGCGAGACTATAATTGGGTTATCGGGTAAACGCCCGATAGTTCAAGAGGAGGACTTATGAGATTAAAGATAGAAAAGAAGATAGACCCAAAAACTGGCAAGTGGCAGCGATACTACAGAATAGGTAAGTGTGTCATCTGCTATAAAACAAAAGTTGAAGTGTCTCGCAACTTTCAAACAAGTTGGTGCTGCGCTTCTTGCAGAGCAGAGATGGAAGTCAATGGTCGCAAGCGAGCAACAGAAGCCAACTTGTTCGGAAGATAATCAAACAAAAACAAAGTTCAAGAGGAGGACTTATGAAAAAGATAGAAAGAAAGCCACTAGTTTTCACAAAAGAAATCTATGAAGAAGGTGGAAACCAGTTTGAGGTTTTAGCAATTCAATCAGGGTCAGAGAATCTAGATATGTCAAATGATAAGTGCTGTCTATGTGGTTGGAAAATCCGCAACGGTGGCAAGCACTCTTATTTAGTTCACAAATTAAACGGTAATTTCAAAGGCGCATACAATACGCTTCTTCGTTGCGATATTCCCGAATTGTGGGACGATATGAGCGTCTCACAAGGTGGCTCAGCGATTGGTTCAGAGTGCCGAAAGAAGTTGCCAGCAGAGTTTGTTTTGAAAGTAAGTGATTGGGATAATAAATAATTAACACAAGTTCAAGAGGAGGAACAATAATGAAATCAGAAGAAAAACAAATTGAAGCAATTAAAGAAATAGTTGCTTTAGGTGATTACTACCTAGTCAAAATCATTAACGGGCATAAAGATTATGACGGGCAGATAGTAGGCATAAACGAGGACAGCCTCGTGATTGAATACTGGAATGTTATTAAAGGCAACTTATCTGAGACTGAAATAAAGTTTTCAGATATTGAAGAAATCTGGGCGTTAGAAGAAATGGTGTGGGGTTGATAATTTGCAAACAACCCTGTAACACCCTTAAGTAATAATCAGATCAACATAAACCAATAACGAAAGAAGGATAGAGATGGAGAGAATACCGAAACCAAAACACGGAAGCAAAGAATGGCTACTGACCAGATGGAAAGACGATCTAGGCAGGTGCGTGTTCGGGGCTTCCGATATCCCTGCACTGATGAACGCTTCGCCATACAAGACAAGAGCAGAGTTATTCGCAGACAAACTTAACGAGCCTCAAGAGCAGGTAGAGTCAGCGATCTTTCGGCGTGGCAATCTTTTAGAGAAGCCGTTGCTTTTAGCAGCGTCAGATCAATTAGGTGTGGAGTTGTTTACGCCTGACACGATTTACCGTGATGGCAGATTGTCGGTCTCGCTTGACGGTGTTAGCAGGTCACTTACTAAGCCTGAGTTAGTTGTTGAGGCAAAGACAACTACACGGTATTCAATTTATGACCAGAACGATTTGCCTACGGAATGGTGTTGGCAGGGTTGGGCGCAGCAGGCGGTGCTTGATTGTCCTGTTTGGTTCTCGGTGCTTGATCGTGACTTAAAAATCAGTGTGGTTGAGTTACCTAGAAACGAAGCAGCGATTGACGCTCTGCGATTAGAGACAGAAGTGTTTGGTGAATGGGTTGATAACAACACACCACCGCTTGACGAGATCAACAACTTCAGCGCAGATGATATCGCTCGTATATGGCGAGCGACACCGACAATGGTTGAGTTAGATGCGACAGCAGCGCAGTTAGTGATAGATCTTGAGAAAGCACGGGCGACCTCTAAAGAGGCAAGCGATGCTGAAGCGAGGCTAAAAGACGCTCTCGCTCAGATGATGTTGAACCACGAAATCGGTATGTTTAATGGACAGAAGATTATTTCGTGGACTCAGCAAGCAGGCAAGAAGGCGTTAGATACAGCGAGGCTTCGTGCCGATCACCCAGAGTTAGTTAAGCAATATGAAAAACAAGGTAATCCATATCGTGTGATGAGAACACACAGAGAGAAGGCAAAGAAATGAGTAATGAAACAGAAGCAGTAATGTTAAAAGCGGTGCTGGAACAATATGCCACTCCAGATCCGAAGATTGTAGGAACGATTCCACGCAACGGAATCAATCTTGCGTATGTCAGCCACGCAGAGATCACCCGCATATTGATTGAGATTGACCCGATGTGGAACTGGCAACCTGTCGCTTGGGTAGATGGCAGACCTGCAATACACGAAGCAAACGGTATGGCAACTATGTGGGCAACGCTTACATTGTTAGGTAAATCGCTTGTCGGTGTCGGTTCGGTTCGTTCAGATAAACCCGACTTGGATAAAGAACTTGTTGGAGACTTCTTGCGAAACGCAGCGATGCGCTTCGGCATCTGCTTGTCGCTCTGGTCTAAACAAGATTGGGAAGCACCACGCAACAATGTCAGCAGTGTTTATACGAGTTATCCGATGAGTCAAGTTGGGGCTGAAAAGAGCAAACAGGCGCACCCAGCGAATGTTCAGCCAAAAAGCAGCCATCAGGAAGCGTTGAGTGACGAGCAAATAGAACAAGCGTTCTCTACACCGCAAAAATCTACGGCGAAGATCGGCAGCCTGATATCAGATAAGCAGAAAGGTTTAGTGTCATCGTTAGCAAAAGAAGTTGCTGATGGAGATATCAGTGCGATCTTGGAGCAACTGTTTGATAAGGCGAATCTAAATACGCTCACAACTAAAGAGGGTTCAGATCTCATCAAGCATTTGATGGGTTTACGAAAGAAAGCAACTGATGAGCAACCCTTCTGAAGAATTGCAGATGGCTTACGAGTTTGCGATCGGTGTCTTAATTGACTGCGCTAGAAAGGTCGTAGTTTTTGACGGCACTGATCGTAAATCGTTAGATGATTTGCGTGAAGCAGTTTTGAAGTTCGGTGAAGTAAACGATTTGATTGCGAGGTTTTTTAGTGAGTCGTGAACATTGGTCTGA